GCCGCGGGCCGGGCTGTTGGTAAGGTTGTGGGTCAACCCGAAAGCTGGGGAAGAATTGTAAGGGCGCTTAGACGTGGAAACGATAGCAGGCAATTCAAGTCTCTCACAACAAAGGAAAGAGATGTCGCAGAATCTATTCAGGCTGCGTTTATTAACGAACGCAAGGCTCTTGTTGCCGCTGGGCAATGGATGGGCGACAGAGGAGATAAGTATTTCCCACAAATTTGGAGAGGAGAGGCTATCAAGGCAAACACCCCTGAATTTATAGACGCATTAGTCCGCTATTTCACAATAGAGAGGCTGGCCAAGGGGATTGAAGTAGATGAGTCCAGTCGAGAGGGGCTTGAAGCCAGCGCCCGTGCGGTGGCAAACAGACTTCAGGAAGACACCAGTGACGGCATTATATTCCCAGAGCATGCCAAGACGTCATCTGCCGCTGAGAACATAGATTTCAGTAGAATTATACACTTAGACAAACACCCTTCGGCTCTCAAAGACTTGGAGCCATTCCTTGAGGGTGACCTAGATTTTATCCTTACCAAATATTTTGAAGCGTCTACGCGTAGATATTTAATGGTAGACAAATTCGGAATGAATACTCATGGCCTAAATGATTACCAATCAGTTATGTCAGGCGGGAAAGAGGCAATACACAGGCTACTAACTGCTAATAAAGTATTCAGGAAAACAGCGTCGACAGGGGAACGAATAACTTTTGACCAAGACACTGGTGACTACATTGGAGAGAGCGGTCATTCTCCAGTAATGATGACACTTACTACTCAGATGCCATTCTCCGATGGACGTCTTTCCCCGGATCAACAAAATGCATGGGTCAGTGATATCATGGATACTCATTTAAGAGAGGGCCGACCGGGTGCAGAATTCTTATTAAGAGAACTTGGTGAAAAAACTTTGATCCCATCTAGTGGTGGCAAACTACCCAAGCCATATGAAGTTCGGATGGAAGCAATCTTAGGCGCCTTGGACGATTCCAAGACTCCTGAGGGACATCTCTTCAAAAGAATCAACAGCACTCATTATGACCACCTTGATAATATGATGTCGGTTTACAACAAAAAACCAGTGCTTGGGGCGCTAGGCAAGCCCGGATTGCAGGCTTCGAGAGCCATTAGACAATTTAATAATATTACATTGCTGTCATACACGATGTTTACGTCTATGGGGGATGTTATTCTTCCTGTTATTAGATCTGGAAGCATGGGGTCTGCCTTAAAAGCATGGAGAAGATACGCCACTGATCCAGACTACAGAACCATGTTCCGAAATACTGGCACAGCCATTGAGAATATAGTCCATGAACGAATGGTCTACGGATATGGGGCAACAGACGGTAAATTAAGCACCGCCTTTCACAACGCCACCCTGCTTACACCTTGGACAGATTTTATGTCGAAGGTATCCGCCGCTATTGGTTACGAATCATTTAAAGCACAGCAAAGAATAGCCAACGCGCAATACAGGCCGGGTCTTCCAGACTCAAAGCAATCAAGAAAATATAAAGTAGCAAGGAGATTTCTACGGGTCTATGGGTTGGAGGAATACTTACCCTCTGGCCCTAAGGCGCACATTTCACTTGATGGCCTAGAGTCAGGCTTAATAGCGGCGACGACAGATGCTAGTTTGCCTGATGGTGGCGCCCACCATAAATTGTTTGCCGAGGCCATGATAAAGTTTTCCAAGGAGGCGACATTTGTGCCGAACGCAAATGATGTTCCTCATTGGGCACAGACTCCTACTATGGCACTGGTAGCCCAGTTAAAAACATTCCCGTTGATGATGGGAAGATTAGTCAATGAAGTTCTGGTAAACGACACAAAACTTTTTGGGCATGACATGGGTTGGTGGAAATTGAAGGACCCTGATCGTGTGCGAGGGGTAGGCAACCCTGCCAGAGTAGGACTTCTGTTTACATTAGGCCCAGCCGGTGGCCTAGCTGCAAACACCGCTAAAGATTTTATCCAATTCCGGGGAGGCGAAGACAACAGAAGCGCCGAAACCAGAGCGCACAGGATTAGCGAGACTATGGCTGGGCGAGGTGCAGAGGCTTTTATGTCGGCTTTTGGTTATAATCCTAAATACCACGGTACGGATGTAGACAAGTATATTGGTCATTATCTAATGGGATTCGCGTTACTGGGTGGATTTGGGTTGTTCGGAGACATGATACATTCAAGTGTTGAAAGTGCAGACGACGGCGCTTATGGCACATTAAGAATGTTGGGAGCATTAGGTGGGCCTTCCGTTGGTTTGCTAGGATCAGCGTGGAACACAGGCGCTGGCCTGCTGGACTTAGGTATAGAAGGAACAGAAGGGCCACCCGGCAAACGACGACAGGCGCTAAGAGAGGTAGCAAGCCGTGTCCCATTTGTTGGCCAAAATAGATTTACGCGTGAGAATATGGTAGACGCAGTGCTTCCTCCAGCAAAAGAAAAATCTAGCAGCAGTGGCAAATGGAAATTAAACAGAGGTACTCTTCGATAATCTGGGCAAGACCAAATTTCAGATGGTCCGAATTAAGATGCAAAGGATGTGATGGAACATGCTCGTTCTCAGCCAAGGGACAACCAATAGCCCACATTGCGAATGCCGCGCTAGACAAGCTGCAAGATCTGCGTCTAAGAATAAGAAAGCCGGTGACGGTGTTGTCGGCAGCGCGGTGTCCGCTGCACAATGCTCGTGTCGGGGGCGCGCCCTTCAGTCAGCATCGCTCAACAGACGTCCGGGCGTCGACAGCCTTCGATGTGATTGCGGACACGCCCCTAAAGGCTATTGTAGAGGCAGCTGAAGACGTGGGATTCGGTGGGATAGGCACGTACAGTACGTTTATCCATATAGATGACAGAGGCACAATAGCGAGGTGGTGATGGAGTTTCTACTCTCTGCGTTCTTCGGGGGCGCAACTGGGCTGTTCGGGTCTATCGTAGGTAAGGTATTCGGGTGGCTGGAAACCAGAGAAAAACGAAAGAATATGGCTCTGGAATTCACGCATGAATTGGCCATACTTGAGGCCCAAGGTCGCATACACGCAGATGAACTTGAGGCAGAGAGCGTGATAGTCCAGAACAAAGTGGCTGGGGCTGTTCGTAAAGAGTCCTATAGACACGACATATCGTCTGGGACTACCTATATGTGGGTGTCTTCGGTGCTTCGTCTCGTGCGCCCAACCCTGACCGTCATGTTGATTGGGCTTACGGCTTCAATCGTCTGGACATGGGAAAGTACAATGGTTATTGAGATCGCAAACCAGTGTGTTTATTTGACTGGTATGTCGATAGCTTGGTGGTTTGGGGATCGGGCGCCTCAGGAGAAGAAGTGATTTCTCCGCCGAGGGCGCCATACCCAATGATATCAGTCCACCCATCCTGACTGTCGTTTTTCTCTACTAGCCTTGCTATCTTCACCCCTGTCATACAGAGGATAACTTGTGCTGGGCTAACTTTGCAGCCTAAAATTACCGACCATATTTTGGCTATACGCTCGTGATTTTCCAAGACGTCGCCATAATCTTCTGCCCGTGGGCCATTGATTAGTTTGGAGGCTTTGTCTAGGAAATCATTTCTATGCATAATCTAATTCCGCTCTAATAGTATTAATCTCATATTCATGGGTTACTACATCAGTGCGAGCGACACTAAGTTTCTCACGTAAATGTCTACGTTTGTCTATCGCCCTAACCAACTCACCATTGTCGCCGTGTATCTCTTCCATATGCTCATTGATACTTGCCATCTCGTTTTCGATCTTGATGACCTTAGACTTGGCTACAAATAGTCTTGTAATCTCAGACTTGAGATCTTCTAAATGGCTGTTCATAGTGGCAACGGCCTATATAAATCATAGTCTTTACAAGCCTTTGTAGCCTCTTTTTGATGCTCATTGCAAAACCAAATTCCATTTTCTTTTGGCTGTGCGTGTTGGCATGTCTCACAACTTACTGGTACGGGGTCATCATCCCAACAAACTCCCCTCTTAAAACAGCCCTTACATCTCCAGTCTGTTTTGTCGTGTGATATTTTTGTCGCTTCGTTAGCAAAGATTACCTCAATCCGTGCCATCAAATTGGCATACTCAAGTTCATCAAAGGTAAGCACTTCAATCCAGTATGAAGAGTCATTCTTGTTGTAGGCAATGAATAAAGTTTTCCCAAGCCCAGACATCCCCATCATCATTTGACACTGGGCAAAATACCTTGGGTGAGATTTCCGTACGCCATATTTCTTATACTTTTTCCAAGACGCGTCGTTCATAGACTTAACTTCTAAGACAGATATCTCTGAGTATTGAGTCTTTGTATTCTGTATCTCGACGTGCCCATCTAGGTGGGCATTAACATGCCCACCAAATAAGTTATAAGCGTGTTGTCTGCCAGTTAGGCCATCCTTTTCCCATACCCTGATGTCACCCTTTTCCTTCATATCTTTTATAACTACGTCTTCTAAGATATGACCTAGCTTAAAAATCCTTTTAAGTCGGGCGTCAGGAGAAGTCTCTGGGAACCCCCTAAGAGAGAAGGAAAGAAGGGCATCGCATGGATGCCCTATATTACTAGCACCTATATAGTTCCGGGCCTTTTGAGGCGGCTCAGAGTCGTAGCCGTCGTCTATAGCCTGTGTAATTTCAAGGCAGTTGTTTGGGTCTAGGAGTTGATTAAGGTCCTTAAATGAAAATTCCTCAGAATGGGATTTCGTCATCTAGTTTCTCCGCCTTTTTCTGGGGGGCAACTTCACCCACAGGCAACCAACGCTTAACTTCCGCATTCTTGCGAGTATTGCCATCACGGTCTTTCCATTCTTTGCCCATGCCAACTGTGATGCGGCATGTTAAACCATTAATAGTTTCAACATCCCCCGGCCTATCTGGATTAGGGTGCGCTGCGGCGGTAAGGAACGTCTTGAGTTGGCGATGCCCAATAGTTTGTGCCTGTTCGGATGTGTGGACAAGGTTGAAAAAGGTTCTTATATCCCCTGCTCCATCACTATCCACGAACTCTACTACCAATCTTTTGTTGTTGGTTTCGCCTATCGACTCAACTCTAGCGTTTTCTGCGACAGCTACATATTCACCGGGGGCCAGTCTTAATGGCCCAGCTTGCTCGATATTGCTTAAATCGAGAGATTGAAAACCTTCCCACTTCATTTTAATTTTCCTTTTTCGTTTTGGTCATAGCGGAATATTCATCGTCGTCCATTTCCATGCGTACGAAAAGTTCTGTTATGTCGTAACACTCTTCGAATGGATCGAGACGGTGTCTAGGATCGCGTGTTTTACCGTGCCATCCATGTACTTCATCAGTAACAATATACCTTTTAACTTTCGGCTTGCCAGTATCATCGACATCAGTTGACCTGACCCCGCATAATACATGGTCAAAGAGAGCCGGTATCTTCTTGCCTACAGCCTGCCCTGCTACCATTGGCCAATACTGAGTGACGTCGTTGGCGTCCTTTTCTTCCTTGGCCAGACAGGTAATGTAGACGTGGTACGGAAGATCCCGAACCCACTTAAGAGATCCGGTCATCAATCGTCCATAATCAGCCCATAAAGCAAACGTATTCTTGTTTCCTTCATGCTCTTTTTCCAAAAATTCCATAAGTCTTTCGCCAAGTTCGGTTAAGCTGTCGATACATATCCACTTGTACCCCATTGCTTTAAACTCAGCAGTCTGCATCAATTTAACAATAGACCGAAATGAATACACATTGTTGTCTTCATCAACAGGCCCGTTCCATGAAATAAACGGAAGATAGTCTATATCAATATCTCCTATAGACTTCAAACCAGCTTCGCCTGATATCACAAACCCTTTGCCATACCTTTCTTGAAAATTACGGCACTGCCATGTCTTTCCAAAACCGTGGTGGGCGTAGAGTAATGTTTTTACAGGTGATTTTTTTAAGTTAGCTGTAGACATCATCTTTAATTTCTTCATTCAACCTTCTCCACTTTGACTATAGGCGTCATCAGAGTGCGAGTGAGGGCATCGTGAAACACTCTCTTTTCTTTATCAGATAATTTCTTGAACGCGCGCTTATCAATGCTGATTGATTCCTTCGCGAAAACTGGCACCCCGGTTCCCTGTGAAAAAATATCTCGCAGGGCTTCTTGGCTCCAGTTCCACCGTTCACTTCGTCGCACAATGATAGTGTAATCACCAGCGTCAAAGGTATGTTCACCTTCAATTTCTGGCGCCATTCTGCTTAGTTCATCTACTAACGTGGCGCGTTTTGTTTGGAGTTCTTCGATTTGTGATTCGACTGCAATAAATTCTTCGGCAGTCTTAGCAATGCTAAGTAGCGTCATTACTTCTCCTATTTGCACCCAGCCAATGAATGGGTCTTGCAAGAATGTGTTATTTCTACTATACACCCCCAGTGCTTTCAAGCCTTATCTCAGGGGGGTTCAGTGAAATTAAACATACAAAAAATTGTCGATGATTTTGGTGGCGCGAGTGCCGTGGCCGACATAGTCGGCACCCCCAGAACAGCACCTTATGGCTGGATTAGGCGGCACTATATTAGTTCTAGGGTCTTTGAGGCCCTCAAAAACCACAACCCACAAATGAAACTTGACTCATATTTTGAAAATGAAAAAAACAGACGAGGCGCTGGAACTTCTTGACCGTGGCTGGTCAATCATACCAATAAGACCTGATACAAAGCGGCCCAGAATACGATGGCGAGAATTTCAAGACCGCTTACCTACTGAGGAAGAAGTTAGTTCTTGGTGGGATACGTTCCCAGATGATGAGATAGCCCTACTTACTGGACATTTATCAGGTCTTGTTGTAGTCGATTGTGATAATGAAGAGGCACTTCACGCCGCTTTCGACGCCAACATGAGAAGTCCCGTGCGGGTTAAGACCCGCAGGGGGTGGCACCTTTACTTCAAACATCCCCGTGACGGCATACGTCGTGGCCCCAAGGCTGGCATTAATTCGCGCGGAGACAATTGGCCGCGCATCAATGGACTAGATTTTCGTGGCGATGGGTCTTATGCGCTGGTGCCACCATCTACAAATTACACATGGGAGATAGTCCCAGCGCATTACTTAGAAGACGCGCCGCTGTGGAAAGATTGGACGCCAGAACTGCAACCAGTTTCTTCTGGAGAATTTGAGTTCGGCAACCTTGACTTGAGTGATGTCCGCCCTCTTAGTGAGTTTATTAGTGAGTGGGACCGTACGTCTAAATTTGCATCTGAGCATTTCAAAGACGGGAAAATCCCCACTGGCGAGGGCAATGGTCGCAATGAACGGGTTATGAAGTACGCATCTGAGTGCCTGTTAGACGGCTATTTTGGCGCAGAACTAAGGGTTAAGTGCAACGCCTTCATGGACGAATTTTTCGTAGACCCACTCCAAGAATCAGAATTCAACTCCACTGTAGCTAGTATGGAGCAGTCAGAGAGGCGTAACCATCCTGAAAGGTTTGATGAAAGAGGCGAATATATTTTCCGGCACCCGGATAGAACAGATATCAAATCTAGCGCACGGACTAGACGCCTTATAACCATGAATGATATCAAGGAGTTAGAGGCAGCAGCCTCGTCTACGCACTATCTGATAGAGCCTTGGCTCCAGACAGGAAGCATCACGCAGATACATGGCTACTCTGGCCACGGGAAAACCATGTTTATCCAACACAGCATGGCTGCGCTTGCTTCTGGTCGCAGATATATGGGGCCGTTTGAATGTAATGGGCCAGCTAAAATACTCTACTTAGATTTTGAAATGGGGCGCAGCACAATCGCCAGAAGATTGGCGGAAATGAGGCAAGTTCATGGCGATACTATGGACAGGCTTATGGTATGGACACCTTTCATTGATGAAGTGGAAATGAACTTTCACACGAAGGAAGGTGTAGCTGAGTTACAACTGTGGATAGAATTTTCTAG